TAAATCTTTTCTGCCCTTGTATATTAAAGTTACTTTTTGTTTACCGCTTAAATTAATGCCCGTTGCTACATAACTCCCCACACCATCAAACGTAGCAACCTGACTTTTAACCTTAACAGGTAAAAGACCACCATTACCAAAATTCTGAAATTCATATGTTCCGCCAGAGGCTTTTGTTATTTCGCCACTTTTACCGAGAAATACCCATTGATACCAGTTAGAGAAGCCGCCACCACCGACAAAAAACTCTTTAGTATTATCAATAAAATCCTGAATGCTTGTGTAATTGTCTCCGGGGGTTTCTGATTTTTGAATGTCGGTTACTTCTACGTATTTATCTTTAAATAATGTAAATAGATTTCGAGAGCTAACAATTAACACTTTAGTTTCATAAGTTGACCGCCTGTAAAAACCTGCCGGTGCTGTTTTTTCAGCATCAGAATTTCCATCCGTGTAAATCCATAAATCGCCGCTTTTATAAAACTTAACTTGTGCCATTATCGCCGTTATTTGTTGTTATTCCTAAAATTGCCAATTCTTTATCGTTTAAATCAAATATTGTTTTTTCGCCCATAGCGGTATCAGGTTTTAATCCTATTGAATTTCGCCATTCATTATATGTTACCGCTCCCTTTTCAAACGCTAAACGATATGCAGCTGAATTGTTACGGTTTACCTCCGAGCGTTCTTTTATATTTTGTTGTAAAACTGCAATGTGTTCAAAACTTACTTCAACCCTAAAGCCGTATGATTCTGTTTTAAAAAATGAGTTAAGAGCTGCAATGTCATCTTCTGCCTCGGGTATTATTGTATTTTGGTACAACCTCCGTTCGCTTGCTTCTTGATTTTCAAATGTTGCGCCGGATAAATAAACTTTTACTAATATTTCAGGAACCCCAAAGCCTTGCGCAACGTGCATGGTATCGGTTGCCACCTCCTCAAATAGTTGAAGTTCTTTAACTGGTAATATTGTTCTAATAAAATTTATAGGATTTTTAGCAAATATATACTGCCACTGTCCCTTTCTTAAGCCGTATTTTTCAAATTGCTCCTGTATTTCTTCTTTATCACTATCTAATAATGGAGCTGTACCGTTTGCATCTTTTCCGGCGCCTGTCAATATTCCTTGAAAACCCCTGTTGTTTATTATTACATTTCGGGATTCAAAAGCTAATTGAATATTTGAAAGTGGTATTGCTAAAGCTTTAAGCCTGCTCGTTCCTAAAATAGTGCCATCTTCCATTAAGTCAATTGATACGTTATTCCGATGTAAAATCTCATCTGCATCAAACATTTTTGTAACTGTACCATATTTGAATTGCCAACCTTTAACCATGTCATTAATCGTGGCTGCATCAAAAAAAAACCCCGTGCTAATGGGTTTCATGTATTGACTCCAAACATTTGACATTGAAGTTACATCCTTTAAGTCTTTTTTGAACCCAGCGGGATAGCTCGGGTAAATGTAAGAATTGCCAAAGGTATTTTTTAAAACTTCAAATTGTTTCCAAAATTCAAAACTCGACTGCAAAGGATTTGGGTTTAATAACAGACTTCGCATTCGTTTAGCCTGCAAGTTCATGTCTTTTGGTTTAATCTCATCGCTATTCAAATCAACAATTTTGAATCTCATGTTAGCTTTTGCGTCAGATTTAATATTTATAACTGCATTTGCAACGGGATTTTTAGTAAAAGTCTTTAAATACGACTGATTGTCCGCCATTTTGAGCCACTGAGCACTTGATGAGCCATAACCAGCTAATGAACCTCTATTTAAGGCTATGCCCTTAGTTAATGAATTTGCGATGTCTATTTTTATCTTATCAATTACATTCATAATTTAAAATAAAAAGCCACCTATTGCATTAGGTAGCTTGATTTTATGTATTTTGTTTGAAACATAACTTTTCACTTTTGTTTCAAAATTACAATAAATATTTGAAAACATGTTATAAAACATAAAAATAATTATAAGGCATAAAAAAACAGGGCTTTTACACCCTGCCTTTTCACTCCCTAAAACTAAACTAACAATTTATTTCTTTGTGCGAATCATTGTTAAAAACGTGTCCGCATACGTTATTGCTTGTAGTTGTGTCGATTTACCCTCTCCTAACGCCATGCATACCAGTATTGCGGCATCCAAATCGTCAAAAGTTAGTATTTTATCGGCTGTTACCTGATACTTTGCAAACTTTGGATTTGGGTAATCGGTTACTTTTGCTCTTTTGTGTTGGAAATATACTTGCTTTTTCATAATGTTTTATTATTAGTTTATACCACCAAAGCCCCGCCGTTGTTTCAAGGCGAGGCAATGAGAAAACTACTTTTTACTTAACATTATAATAATCATCACTTTTCAAAAACTGTTTCCAGTCGTTTTCAGTATTATATTCGCAAGAATTAAATTCTGATTTACTCATTGATATAGTTCTGTATTTTGCAAAAAATTTATCATTAATATACTTCCTTATTGTAAAGGTTCTTTTGCTTTGATTTGCTGTTACTTTTAAAGTTTCCATAATAAATTGTTTTTAGTTAGTTTTAAATCTTAGGTAAATATAGGGTTTTTTATTGATATTAAAGGGGTTAATAGTATGTTAATTAACATGTTTTTGAAATTACTGGTATGTTAGACAACACAAAAAAATGCCGATTAAATTAATAATCGGCACCTAACTAATAAACATAAATACAATGAAAAACTAAACATTAATCAAAGGTAATGTTTTATTTTGGAATAACAATTTTGTTTATCTCGTTATAAATTATCGTAGTACCTTTTTTGAGTTCCGATAATGGAATCTTTTTACTTCCCATGCTTTTGGCTACACTCACACAACTGTTATACAGGCTATCAAGGGTTTTCCTAAATTGTACACTTACCTCTAAATCGCCAGTAGGTTTTGATTTGTCAATTATAACCCTTAGTGTGGTTAATGGTAACATTTTAGTTTCCCATTTATGACATATCTCACGGGCCGTTGTATCAATGTTTTTCAATACGGTTTTCTGCATATTTTTAATTTCCCTTATTGCTCTACGATCGTTCATGGCTCCTGTTTTTTAATTTCCCTTATTGCTCTACGATCGTTCATGGCTCCTGTTTTTAATATTGTTGATTAATTTACGAATTCTTGATTCTTTTTTGGTTGGTTTTATGAGTTTTAACAACTCCTCATCCCGTTCTTCAATTCGTTTAATTAACTCTCTGCTATCATTAATTAACTCTTTGTTTATTTCAGCTAATTTTTTTATGGTTTTATCATGCGAATAAACATAAAATTTATGACTAAAGCCTACACTAATAACAGTTAGATAATTACCACTATATTCCAACTGCTCTAACTTTTTTGCACTTTTTTGCAGAATCTCTTAGCTTATCAAGCTCAGATAATTCTATTGTTACTGTTCCTTCCATAATTTCTATTTTTAATGTTAATTTCTATTTTAAATAAAAAATACAATCAATATCAAAATCGGCAGTTACAGGGTAATATATCAATACATGCGCTGTAGAATCTGATATTACTGTAAAATTTATTATTTGGTTTATTTCTCCAACTTCATTCCTGAATTCCATATTCACAATTTTAGTTTCAGGATTAAAATTATAATTTGTTGTTCTTTTTATGTCAAAAACGTTATTATCATTAAATATTATAAATTCGCCAAAAAGAACAGAATCCTGAGAAATAAAATCAATATGCATTTTAGTTTTGTCATCTGATATTGGGCGGTTATCTTTTAGAGGGGTTTCCCAACGTGTACCATTAAATGGGTTTAAACTCTCGGTTGATTTTTCACAACTACTTATTATTACTGTTAGCAATAAAATTTTGATTAAATTTTTCATTTTGTTTTTGTTTTAATTATTAATTTATTGGTTTATATCTTTCGTCAAAAAGGTTGCTGCAAAATGCTATTTCAAGTTGCTCAATGTTTTGAACGAAGTCTAAATATTCCCGTTGCGCCTGTCGTTTTTGCGCTCGGGTTAGTTTAACGTCGGATTTTCTTATTTTTACACATTCATCCATTTTCTAAGGCATTAAGGGTTTATTCATTGCCGGCTCCTGTTTTTTCTTAACAGGATTATCAATGTTTAGTTTCTCAGTATCAACAAAAACTATATAATCACGCTTGGATGTTACTTTTACACCATCACGAACCCAACGCCTAACAGCCTCGGCGGTCATTCCTAAAACCCTTGATATTTGCTCAGGGTTTCCGTATTGAAGTTTATTGTCTTTAAATATTGCGAGCAGTTTCATTTTAATACTTATATGTTTTATAAGATTTTTAATTTATTCAGCATGTCTGATATTATATCTTTAGGTACATTATAGACTGTGAGTGTTGATATGCTTATTTTAAGATTAACACGCGCCTTGGTTTCAACTAACCCTGCACACTCTCCGCACAAAATTATTTCCTCGTGCTCTTTAATTTCGTTTTCACAATAATTACACCTCATTATTTTATGGTTTCATTTGACAAATTTACAATTAACTTTTTAATTATACAACTTTATTTTGTGTTTTTCTCGGGGCTGAGACTACTTTTTGTTGTTACCACAACCTGCCTTTCATATATTGAACATAACGACATTGATCGATTGAATGGTTATCTTTATCAATGTATTCATTTAAAATAATGCCATCCTTATCAATCATTTTAATATAGTTTTCAAATTCATAAACAATATTCTTTGACCGTTTTGTGATTAAATGATGGTAACCTTTTAATAATTTCATGCTCTCTATTATTCGAGGTTTTTTAACAGCCCTAATGTTATAGCCGGCATTCCTTATCTGAAATATTGATTTTGGTTCTGCGCTTTCGGCAATAATTAATTGGTTTTTTGGAAATTTTATATCTTTTAATCTACTTTCAATACTTTCGCCACCTACATTTTCCCCTTTTTCGTTAAATTGATTGACATTTATCAGCTTTCTATCATAGATTATTTCATCATGAATTAAATAATTACCTTTTATATAGTAATTAGTTAAGGCTGTGGGGTCGGGATTCCAACCAAAATCAAGACCCGAAGGTATTTGTTTTGCTCCGGCTGGTATTTCGTCTATAATATCCCATTCGCTTGGTTTAAATGCTAATCTGTCAGTTAATACACCCCAGTTGCCATTTGCGTAAACATCGTAATCATTTGGGTTGTGTGTTCGGTCGTGTTCATAGTCTGCTATTACGTGCTTATCATAGAACCCGTATTTTTTACCAGCCGGGTGTCCTACTATCCACCAGTTATCCCGATAGGTGGTTTTAATAAGCAGCATGTTGCCCGCCTTGTTTATTCGTTTGTAGCTGTTTTCTTGGATTGTACCTTTGTCGTATAATTGCGAATGTTCGTTTCCTTTTATAAATAACGGTAAGTCGTCCCATTCCTCTAATGCGATAACATTTTTATTTATCCAATGGTTTATTGAAATCGGGTTCCATGTTGAGATAGTTTGCTGCCCTTCAATTCCCCTCAACCTTTTCCTTAATTGGCTAAAGTCTTCAAAAAAAAAGTGGTTAATCTCATCCCAGTTAACCCGCTTGTAAGAGCTTATCCCTTGTATTCGTATTGCTTTATCAAGTCCTCTAAATCTTATTTTTGCATTACCTATTTTAATTCTGTTAATCGTATATTCAAAATTATTGGTAAATCGGTTAATTGATTTGCCTATGGTTTCATAATCATTATACAACGTATCCGCTAAATCAATTGAAAATTTACGCATACATAAATGATTATTTTGATTTTCGAGAGTGTCATTTATGATTCCTTGCGCTACTGAATACGTCTTGGCACTCGAACTGCCACCCATTATAAAAATATGCCTTATGTTTGGATTATTCATGGCATCCCTTATATGCCAATATAGGGGATTAAATAGTTTCCAATCGTAGTTAATCAGCATCTTTATCCTCGTGTATGTCCGTATATCCTATTTCGATAACTTTTGGCGACATTGTACCGTCTTTAGAACTGTGGTCAATTGCTTTTAATTCTCTCCATTTTTCTGGTCGCCTATTTTTAAGCCAAAATGCTATTGCGCCAACATCTGGAATAATTGTTTTTTTAACAGTTTTTACTATTGCAGGTTTCGCCTCTCCATTTTCTGAAATTCTTACCTCTGTTGTTTTTTCTTCATATTCAAAACCCAACGCTCTTTTTAATAAAGCATTTTCAACTTTTATGTCTACGGGGGCTTTACCTCTTTTTATTGCCTCCTTAAACTCTATATGTAAAATTTTAAATTTATAATAAGTTGATTCGGCTATACCTAATTTTAAAGCGATTTGCTTATCATTTAATCCCTCTCTTGCATACCTTTCGGCAAGTAAGGGAAATGTGTTGCTGTCATATATTGAAATTGAAGGCATTATCTTTCAATTAATTCTTTATTCTCGTTTATAATCTCTAAAAATTTACCAAAAGCCTGTCCGGGTGTTTTAAATCCCTTTTCAAACGCTAAAGTTAATAAATCTGTTACATTTTCATACTGTTTTTTCTCAATAATCCAATTTATTGCATCAATTTTGCCTAAACTTTCTATTAAATCAACTAAACTTTCTCGACTTTCTTCCAAAAGGCAAATATTAATATACCTGAATGTTGGTGGCGTGTATTCAATTTCTTGAGCCTCATCTATTTTTATATCAACATCATTAAAATCTATTAATGTTAAATCAATTTCTTTTAATTTTTGTTGTAATATGGCTAATGTATTTTCGTTTGGTTCTCCATGTATATCATTATGCGCTAATTGTAGTCTTATTCTTGTGCTTTCATCAAGCTCGTTTGTTATTATGCAAAATGCTTTTGATAGTCCGGCTTTTATTGCCGCCCGTATTCGATGGTGTCCTGATATACAACGGTATTTATTTTTGTTAGGTTGTATCATTAATAATGGTGCTGTTGTTAAAACTCCATCCCTAATAATATTTTTGACCAATCTTTTAAAATCAGAATCAGACATTTCATTTGCATTTAACTCTGCTTCTTCAACATCTCTAAAGTTTATTTCTTTCATTTCTACCTTAATATGTTTTTTAAGGTTAGCTTTTATTTTTCTTGAATTTTCTACTTTTCCCGAATTCATAATTCTTTATGTTTTTGCATGAACATTGATTTTGCGGCCTTTAATGTTGGAATAGTACCTAAATCAAAAATATATCCTAAATTATAACCGCCGTCAACTTTTATTTTTTTAACTAACTTGCCGTGTTTCCTATATCTATTAATTTGATTATGTTGACTAAAAACCATTGAATAAGCTGTTTTTACTTCTCTGTTAAATTTTTGTTCTAAAATATCTTTAATTTGTTTGGTTTTTAAAACATAAAGTAATAAGTCAATGGATTTTTTGTAACTACTTATAGTCGTATCTGCAATAAGCATTATATCATAATCAATATAATCGTCATTTTTAAACGCTAATACTCCAAATAAATTATATTGTTCAATTCCTATATATAAATTAGAACTACCGATATTTACAAAATTTTTTATATGTTCTTTTCTGAATTTATTTGCAATTGGGGGAGGTAGAAAAGGTAATAATTTGAGCGGTTTTTTGGAATCGAACCAATCCTCGGTACTGGAAGTATCGCATGCTACCTTTACACTAAAACCGCTTATGCCATATCCTTTAAAATCTTTGGGTATAGTTAATAAATTGTTATGCGCTAATTTATGACATTCTTTGCATAAAACAATTATATTTTCTTTTGAATTATTATGTTTATCAAAATCAATATGATGACATTCTTTTTTTAAATAATCTTTCTCTCCGCATGTGGCACAATGGTATATCATTCTCAATTTTTTTGAGAGTTTTTCCCAATCTTTGGAATATCTATTTGCGCCAGCCGTATTCATTAAAATAATTCTTTTTGTATCGGCTCCATTTTGCCCAATTCTTTAACTTTAATATTTTCCGATTTTTCAAGCCACTCGGCAACTAACCGTCTATGACAAAAATCGCCCTGTTTTTCATGGCAACATAAAACGATATCTTTACCATTTGATATTTGGGCTAATTCGTTAATTACTTGTTTTGGATTAAGATTATTTAATATTTCATTGAATTTTGGAGTATAAACATCTGGGGTATCGTCTTTAAATTCCCATTTAGGGCGTAATTTAATATACTTTTGACCTGTAAAATACCTTGCCGATAAAGCGATATTAATAGGTTCAAGCCCTTTTTCTCTGTACTTTTTAACATTAGCAAAATTTCCTGTATATAGTTTCATTTTACAATAATAATTTTAAAGTTTCAATTTCGGTTTTTAACGCCCTTAAATAATCATTAGCCTCAAATATGTATTTTTTATTTACTTGGCTTTTAATTATGTTGTATTTCAATAATTTGAATATGTAAATAAATCTAATCATAATAACAAATGTACAAAATTTTCGGGGTTTGTTGGGTTTATTTTTCATTATTTTACTTTTTATGCCATATCCGGCGCATTTCGTTTAATAATTGTTCAAAGGTTGAAATGTAACCCATATTAACTGCAAATGCTAATTCTTTTTGCAAGTCGTTAAGTTTTAATAGTTGATTTTGAGTAGCAGTTTGTCTTATTCCTTTTTTGTGGTCTCCAAATACTATGTAATTAAGACCCATTGCCAATTGAGGGTAATTGATGTTTTCAAATAATTGTACTGCATTGGTTAAACCTCTATAATTATCGCCGGCATCATTTCTAAATTCCATTAATTGGTCGGCAACAAATTTTAATACGTCGTATCTAAAGGCAGAATTAATATACATTGCAAAATCAATGAATAACAAAGGGTGCATCCATGTACCACCGTTGTATTTACCTCTTGTTTTTAAATATACCAATTTTGGGGTGTTTAAATTTTCACGTTTTGTAATTTCGCTTACAAGATCTTGAGTGCCTTTAACCGCAAAGTAGTTGTCTAATTTTCTATTTATGCCAGCGGCTTTATTATATTGTTTTAATAAATCTGTTGCATTAAACATGCCATCTTTAGAGCGTTG